TTTATAGGTATCAAAATCATCTTCATTCATGTCAGATGAGTATTTGTCAAATTCATCCCAAACTTTATATTCTAATTCGGAAAGAACTAACTCCACACATTCTTTTTCAAGTAAAGCCACATCTTCACCTCCTTTTTCTGACGGATATTCTCCTGTTTCTTCATAATGTGTCTCTGCACAGATTGCCTGTGCTTCTTCTTCTGTCACATCTTGTTCTTCCATTATTGTTTCTACACAATCTTCAAAATCTGTGAAATCACCAAAAGGCACAAAAACACCTCCTTACTTTTTATGTGATATACTATATCCAGCTAGGCAAAAAAATACCTTTCTACTAGTAATATACAACAACGATAACTATTATTGAACTAGTTTTTGTAAATAATTGTCATTTAATCAAAATAAACTTTATTTCTACCTGTCATTCCATCTCTGTCTATTAAAAAGAACATTTGGGCAGGTCTTGAAGACACATTTAATTGGTTCTGACTATAATTGTCATTACCCACTAAAGAAGGAACCCCTTTTCTCTCATAATTAACCCCTTCCCCACTTTCATGGTGCAGGTGTCCATTAATAATGTAGGTATTTTTACCCTGTAGATTTAAAGCGTGAATGATATTAAGAATGTCATTCTCTTTAGTATTTGTTCCTCCTCTTAAATTGTTCCCATGAGTAAAGACTAAATTACTGTTCAATAGTTTAACCACTTTAAAATCTCTCTTTTTAGTATCTACTAATATATCTGTCCCTTCTAACCAACCACCTGTAATGCCTAAGATTAAAGCATCAGCATTTAAAGTATCATCACTATGGTTACCTGTTACACCATAAACTTCTACTTTATCATGATGTTTTCTAATTCCTAAAATAAACTCTGTTAAATGTTTAGCACATTGTAAAACCTGTTTTTCTCCTGTTACATCTTGATTATGTACTTGTCCTGGATAAGTTCTGCTCTGTGGATCATCAGCTATATCCCCTAAATTAACAATAATTACTTTTTGTGGGTTTCTTAATTTTATTTCTTCTATTATCTTCTTTCTGTATTTATCTATTCTTTCTTTAAAGATACTAGAGTTGTATTCATTATCCCCCAACAGTTGTTCTTTTAGCACTTTCTTACCATAATGCCAGTCAGATAAAACTACTACTAAAACATTATCTTCTTTACTATATGTAATCTCTAAATCATCCAACTCTATCTTTATTGTTCTTAAATCTTTTTTCATTTCCTCTATAACTCTGTCTGTGTAGTAGTCATCTTTTAAGTGCTTATCTGCTAACTTTCTTAGATACCTCATTTCCTCAGCAGGTTTCATTTCTTTAATCTTTCTCTTTTTGTTCTGAATTATTTGCTGCACTATTTGTTTAGGATCTTTTTCAAGTATTTCTTCTTCTGTCACTGGCAATTCTTTATGTACTATTCCAAATGTTTTAAGTATAAGTTCTAAATCATCAAGAATAAAACCATTTTTAACTGCTGTTTCTTTCTTTGTGATCCCCAACTCACAATAATCATAATATATTTGTTTTAATTCCTCTTTGGATAAATCCACTTCTGCATTATCTTTATTAATCTTATAACCGTTTTCTGTTTTAGATACTTTAGCTTTGCCTTTTTGGTTAAGATATTCCTCAAACTCATCTAAGTCCACTTCTTCTTCCTCTGTTTCCCCTTCTTTTCCCCATTTATGTGTGCTAGGATCATATTCATAACCATATTTCTTTAGCCAATGATTTATGGTATCCTTATTCTTATTAAATCTATCACCCACACCTCTTGTCCCTAATTCGTTAACCATATCAACTAAAGTTTCTGGTTTATGCTTTAACTGTTTCCACTTCATTAAATTCCCCCTTATATTCTATCTAATAAATCTTCTTCATAAAAATATGGTTGCCCAACTGGTGCCATCTTGTTTCTAGGCATAATGTAAGGAAAAAGATCGCAACGACATCTGATTATATCCTCTGGTGCTCCTGCTTTATCTCCTGGATATTGCAGCCCATTACTGAAAGGATCACCAACTTTAACTATCTGACCATGCAAAGAAACATGATCTGCTATGTCATAAGGACTATTACCTCTTACTGCTTCATCTTCTTCTGTTATCCATTGGTGATATTCTATTCCTATCTCTTTCTCTGATTCAAAAGAACTTAATTCATTATAAGAATGTAGCTCTGTTTCTGCTATCCTTTGTAATTCATAATCACTCATGTTATTAAATTTACTTCTTAAATTCTCTCTTAATTCATTAGCAGATAAGCCCTCTTTTCCTGCATTACTTACTATTTTTGTTATATCCCCTGTCATTCTATCTAAAGTTTGCTGACTTGCTTCAAAAACTGTGCTTTGTAATTGACTTTCTACTCTATCCTGAACATCAACTAAACCAACATCCATTCCTAATTGCTGTAAACTGGATACTGTCTGACCTGCTCCTATAGCAGCAACAATTCCTCCATATTTAAGCAATTCATCTCTATATTCATCTAATAAATCTCCCATTCTCTGTTCAATTGTTCTATTAATATTGTTAGAGTTTTGCACCCCTTCTCTCTCTACTAATCCTTCTATATCATCAAAAACAGGGTCAAAAAGACCCTGCAATTCACCTGTTAACTCTCTTTCTGCATTTCTTTGTTCTGCTGTCATTTTCACAATTAGGTTAAAATAATCTATATCTCCTGGTGTTATAATCATATCTCTACCCTCTTTTCTTGTTCAATCTGTTCTTTAGCATAGCAGTAAAACTCTCTACATCTTTATCTTCTGCCTTCTCTATACTATTAAAACTAGGAGCAGGTTGTTCAGAATTAATCTTATCCACTGGTTGCCCATTTATGTAGTATTTATTCATATCTTCATTGTCGGAAGGTTGAATACCATAATCTTCCCCTAAATTTCTAATAAGATCATTAGGTGTTGCTGCACCATTCTTAAAGAGAAAACCTAAAACTTCTGTATCTTTCTCAATACTGTCAACATCAATAGAGTTTAGTTTAAACTCCCAATCTTCAATACCAAAGTTATGCTTTACAATATATCTATTAATGTAATCCTCTATCTCTTTCTGTCTAGGGTTTAATACACTCTCTTTATAAATTCTATTAGTTTCATAAGCTGTATCTCCACCCAGACTTTGAACATCACCAATACCTATTCTATTACCAGGCACAGCGTGTGCAACAATTACTTCATCTCTATTATCTTTTCTAAACATTCTAAAACTGGCATCTTTGGTTTCTACTGCTAAAGGCTCAAAAGTAACTTTAACATTCTCTCCCATACCAGATGTATTGCTAGGAATACCAAAAACTAAACTGCTGTGTGGGTTCTTTCTTACTTTAGCAAGGCTTTCTTCTATTGCAGTTACTACTTTTGGTTTTCCTTCTTCATCTGTCTCTAAATCATAATCACCTGTGATATACACTGCGTATTGAGGAACACCATGATTCTTAAAGAACTCATTATTATAACTTTGTTGTGCTAAGTTGCCCCAGATAGCACCCAAAGCGTTAATTATATCAGGAATACCATAGTAATCACTTCTAGGGGTGTAGTTTTTCATCATAATCATATCATTTGCTCGTTCTTCTGGTTTTAACTCTCCTGGTGGGTATTCTTTCCCTGTTTCTTTATGTACATCTTTTTCTAAAAATGGGTGCTTAAAATATACAAATTTACCTGCTCTTTTCTGAACAAACTTCATTACTTCTCCACCTGTTTTATCTCTAATAGTTCTAATGGTATGAGCAGGAGCATGGTTCATGTATTTATAAACTGTATTGTGCATATTGCCCTCTTTCACTAACTCATAAAAACTATAACCCAAACCTCCATAATCTATTTCACCTTTACTTAATATATCTTCTAAAGGAGGAAATTGAGTATCAAAAAACTCTTTTAATCTCTTTTTCTCACCTTCGTCTGGGTTTTCTGTTGTTTTCTTTAATTTATAACCATTACCTGTTATATCATGTGCTTTTGTCCTCACACATCTATTATGATAAGTGTTTATCTCTAACAACCCTGCCAACTGACTAGGATTATATAAAGGTTTAACTATATTTCTATTCCCATACTGACCTGTGAATAAATCATCACCTAACTGGCTTGTTGGGCTGGTATCTCTATCCTCCTGTTTCATTGAATATTGTTTATATACATCACTTGTTATTATGTCATCATCTGTTACTATTGCAAAAGGTTCTCCCCTATCTTTACTCACTCATATCAACTCCTTTAAGTTGTGTGTACGAATCCTCTATTACTGTTGCTTGCTCTAATCATTCCTCTTGACACTACTATACCTGCAATACTAGCTGTATCAACCTGGTCATCATTTGTTCCTTCTGGGAAGGTGTTTAACTCATCTTCAAAGTCTGCTACCCAATTTGTTTCTGCTTTATGGTAAACTGCCCTATTCTCATAGAATGTGCTGATGTTAAATGACCTAGTAATTTTATCGCTTTCAGCAGGAATTGGAATAACTGGTCTGCCCTCTCTCTTTGCTGTCTGGATTAATCCTGTACCACTTGCTCTGTCCTCTACAAACACTTTAGAAGGATTAAATCTATCCATAACATTATCTAAAGTTGACCATAAATCTGGAACTGGAATTTTATCTCTATATACATCATAAAGTAATAGATCATTATTTGGTGTTAAATACCATGTACTAATAACGGTATAGTCATTTCTAGTTTTAACTTTAAAACTACTGTCAACTGTTTGGAAACAAACACATTTTTCTTTAAGTATGACTTTCTTGCCTTCTGGTCTTTCCAGGATAAAGGCATTTCTGTCATCATTTTCTCTAAAGTATCTAAAGTATGTAGATTTAAACTGGTTACCTTCTTCAATATTAGGACTGCCCATATAAAGAGAGTTCCATGCTTTTGCACTTAATTCTTTTCTTCTTTTTTTGAGATATTCTGTGCTATATTGATCCTCCCATAAAGCTGTGTCCTCTGGTCTACTTAATAAGTCTGTGTCTTTGCCTTCACTCAATGCAGGGAAATTTAACAGTTCCCAATCATCACCAAATCTCTCCAAAAATCTGCCTGCTAAATCATCCTCATGCCACCTAGTTAAAACTAATATAACTATAGCATCTTCTGCAAGCCTTGTTGATAATGTGCTTTCCCATTCTTCCCATAGGGTATCTCTGTATCTCTTACTGTTCGCTTCTTTTCTATTTTTTATTGGGTCATCAATTATCATCAAGTCAGCTCGTTTACCAGTAATTTGACCTCCAACTCCTGAACTTATCATACCCCCACCTTTTTCTAATTCCCAATCTTTGTGTGCTTGTTTGCTGCTAAGGTGGGCATCAAATATCTCTGCTCCAAAATCTTTTATCTTTTCTTTATTTCTTCTACCAAATTTTTCTGCAAAATCATCAGAATAACCAACTCCAATCACATTTTTAGTTGGATTTCTCCCTAAAAAGAAACTAGGAAAGGTTTCTGTTATAGTGAAAGATTTACTATGCTGTGGTGGCATAGTTACAATTAATCTTTTTGCTCCTTTTTGTTCTATTGCTTCTTGCAATTTCTTGCAAATATATTCAGTATGTTCTCCATGTCTATACCCTTCGTTAACATATTCAGTATAAAACTCATAATCTAACTCTGCTAATGAATCAAAATACATCTTCTGTTCTTCTGGGACTACTTCTCTCATTAATTCAACTTCTTTCTTAGACATATAACAACCTCCTCTTTTGTATATTTATAAAGAAAGAGAACAGGATACACCTGCTCTCTTAGTATCTTTAAAGTTTAATTACATTCTTTGCATTTAGTCCCTTTTCTGTTTCTTCAACATCAAAGGTCACCTTTTCTCCGTCTGCTAAATCTTTGAATCCCCCTTCATTAATTTCAGAGTAATGTACAAACACATCTTCGCCTTCTGCATCTTGTTCAATGAAGCCAAATCCTTTTTTTGTGTTAAACCATTTTACTGTTCCTTTCATTCTTTCACCTCCTGTTTTTCTTTTATATATGTATGGCAAGAGCAGAGGGAATTGCACCCCCATAACCAAATTTGGAGTTTGGTCGATTACTATTATCGTATGCTCTCATAAACTTATTCAGGTAAAACTATATTAAGTAAAATACCAATTATTGTTGCTGCTGCTAACTCTGACACTTCAAATCCCACATTAAAGACTGCCCCACCTAAACCTATTACTAAAATAACACTGATTATTATTAAATTTCTCTGTTCATTTAAGTCTGTGTTGCTCTCTACTAATGTCCTTAAACCTATTGCTGTGATCATTCCGAATAATAAAATGCTTATTCCACCCAACACTGCTTCTGGTACTGTGAAGATAAAAGCACTTGCTTTAGGTAGGAAACTTAAAATTATAGCAATAATAGCCCCTATCTTAACCACTCTAGCATCATATACTTTAGTTAAAGCTAAGACTGCTGTGTTTTCACCATAAGTAGTGTTAGGAACTCCTCCTAATAGTCCTGCAAACATTGTTGCAACTCCATCCCCCTGTAAAGTTTTGTTCAAACCAACCTCTCCTACTATATCTTCTTTAATTGTGTTTTCTATTGCTAATATATCTCCTATATGCTCTACCATAGTCACTAAAGCAACTGGTGCTATCACACTAATTGCTGTTAAATTAAAGTTAGGTAAAAAGAATTTAGGGAAACCAATGATCTCTGCTGATGCTATCGGACTAAAATCAACTGCCCCCAACATAACTGCTAGAAAATAACCTGCTATTATTCCTCCCATCACAGGCACCAACTTAAAGAAACCTTTAGCAAAAATTGCTATTGCTATTGCTACTACTAAAGTAAACACTGATATTAGTATATTTGTCTGTGCTTGTTCTATTGCTACAGGTGCTAACGATAGACCTATTAACATTATGATAGGTGCAACCACTACAGGAGGTAAATCTCTTTTTAAATTTATCTTTTTTATGAATCTGCTAAATATTAAATAAATCAAACCTGCAAAAATAACACCACCTGCTGCACTCCTTATCCCCTGATTAGCCACTATGTAAGCTAAAGGGGCTATAAAAGCAAAACTGCTACCTAAATAAGCAGGCACTTTATCCTTAGTTAGCTTATGAAAGATTATTGTACCTACCCCAGAGGTAAACAAAGCAACACTAACAGGCATACCCGTTAATAATGGAACTAATATTGTCGCACTTATCATTGATAGAAAATGCTGACTACCTAATAAAATATAATTCATTACATCTCTCCCTTTTTATGTTTTTTCCATATATCAAACTCACTCACTTCTTTTCCAAAGTCGAATTGATTTTTATGTCTTTTTAAAATAGTTTCATTCATTCTAATTCTAGTATTTGAATACTCTCTTAACACTAAAAGTAAATCTCCATTACTGTATTCATCTACAACCACTTTATACCCATAATAAAATCTGGTCTTGAATAAAGGCATCTCTAAACTGACATCTTCTTCTAATTCAGTTGCAAATATCTGATTATCTGCCTTAGTCACAACATATGTTTTAGACGAACTCATCACCATTTTAGTGTGTTCATTTAGATACTCCACTGCCATTAGTCTAACATTAGTGGGGTTAATACATGGCTTCTTCTTCAAAGAATACAGCTTCTCTATCATTCTGCCCCTCCTTTGCTAAAAACACTCCTTCTACATAATCAACATCTCTTATTTCACCTAAGTTTTCAATATAAACAACCCCCTCATAACTATCAAACCTTAATTCATTATCCAAAACTATCACTTCCTTACCTTTACAGTTTCTTTTTCATCTTCCTTTTCTGCCATTTTTGTTATATCTATGACTTGATCTCTATTGCTTCCTTTTGATTTTCTGTAAAGTTCTTTTAGACTATTTCTTAAATTAGGGTTATCTACTAATACTTCCACTACCTCTCGTTTCTCTAGTCTATATTTAGCACTAAAGTTCTTTAAGTTTTGTTCTAACATCAGTATGTCCCATTCTGCCTTCTTGCAACCACTCAATGCTTCCATAGCAAGTTTTAATGTTTTTATTCTACCCTTATCTGGATTTTCCTTATTCAATGCTTCGTCTGCTATCTTCTCTCTAAGTTGGCTAAATATCATATAGTATTCAAGTCTTGTCTGTTTTCTTACCTGTGCTTCATTATCTAATATCTTTTCCTCTAACATGTTCTGCAATTTATGTTCTGTTCTACCTTTCTGCCAATCCTCAGCAGATGATTTTTTATACCCTGTTCTAGCACTAAACCCATATTCGTCAGCTAAGTCCTGCATTGTGTACTTACCTGTTTCCCACTTAGTCCTTATTTCCTCCCAATTATATGATTTTCTTGCCACATTCTCACCTCCTGATCAATCACCTCTTATATATTTAACATTCTTAGTACCTAAATTTATTGCAAAATTATTCTCTAATACCTGCCCCGCTGTTTTACTCTGGTCATATATGTATATCCAGGTTTCATCAGTCAGGGCAATTAAAAGATAACAAACCTCCATTATCTTATCTCTATATTTACCGTCTTTCTCTAAAAACCCAAATAAATGAAGGGGAGAAATAGGAAGAATATCTGGGTGCTTATTAGTTATGTCTTTACAAATTTTATCCACCAATTTTCTATTCTTTTTAGGATCATCTGAAAAAGGATGAGATATAAAAACTAATTTAATATCATCATCTTTCTTTATTTTTTGTAGTTTTGTCAACATTCTCATATCTAATTTCATATAATCACCTTAAATATTAATGATTGAAATAATCCCATAAAAATAACAATCAAAACTGATAATAATAAACCCCACAGAGTTAAAGAAACCCAAATCCTCTCTCCTGGATCATTGTAATCCCACTTTAAAAATACATCTAAAAATATAGTTGAAATAATAAAAGAAAGACCTAAAGATAAAATAGCTGATCCTGCCCATAATAAAATATCCATTTTTTACCCCTTTCTAAAACAAAACAGTCCCAATTAAATCGGGACTGCCAGTGTCGCAGTGTGCGAATATATGATAACCACCATTAAACTCGTCTATGTAATGAAAGCCTAGCCAACCATTATCCATACCATTTAAGTGTTGAGGGTAGTTTCTCGCTATATATTCCCTTATTACTCTCTTTTCTCTATCTGTCATTTAGTCACCCCATTATTGGACATTATAATAATCACAACTTTTAGCCTTATCTATTTTAACATTGATTAAATGTTCTAGTTCTTTTCTTAACCTTCTATCAGATGTAATCCTTTTTAAGTCTTGAAGATGTTTAATAGACCTATCTCGTGGGACTGTGTTGCTCTCTGCATCCTCCACTAAACTTTTAGCATAACTAATGTGTTTAATGCTATGTATATGCCCATAAGGTTCGTTGTCTCTGTGTTCCATATTTTGATTAATAAGCTGCATCCCACTTCTATCTCTAATAAGAAGGTATCCACTATCCCATCTTTTGACTGCCACAATCATCACCCTTTTTAGATTATTTTTAAACCCAATTAGGTCTAAACATATCTCCTTTTTTGACATCATCTTCACAATAATCAACATAATCATTATATTGCTGAACCATTTTGATTCCTGCTGCTATCTTCTCTGTTCCCTCAATGGGGTCAGGATTATCAAAATACTCTTTTCTTCTAATATTAGACACTTCAACAGCACAAAAAACATTAGGATAATGAGTATTGCCTTTCATATATTCTTGATTGTATTTAAATCTTTCTTTTCCCTGCTTGCTTTCAGGTGTAAACTCTAATTTAGCATCAGCATAAGCAACATAATCCTCAGTAACATAAATAATTTCATCTGCTATTTTAGTGTCATAGTCATTAAGATTATCAATATAAGTTCTCATAAAATTAGGTAGATAAATTAACCCTCCATCCTCATAATAAGTGACTATTGTTAAATTTGTAAATTTAATTTCCATTTCTATCTTCCTCCAATACCTCATAGACTGATTTAAAGTTAACAGGTTTATAAATATCGAAATGACAAAAACGCTCAAAAGTATAATCAATATTGTTTTCCACATAATACATATAATTAGTCTTTTCTTTTAAATACTCATACTCACTCTGCCATTTTCTTTTCAATATGGGTAATATCTTCTTAAATACATGCCTATCCAAGTCATTATATCCAATACTCACCCATTTACCATTAAAGTAAACACCCATACTACCTACTTGAATTAAAATATTTTCTTTATCTCTCCTGTAAACTGGTGATCCTTTATGCCAGATTAACTTATACCACTCCTCTGGGCTTTTATCATTCTGACTAAACTTAATCCTACCATCATCCCATCTTTTAATCATTGTTTAGCATCTCCTTCTCTACATTTTAAAATGACTTTCTCTTTTAGTTTCAGCAAATTCTTCTAAAGTCATTTTTGTTTGGTACTTTCTTGTATATTCCATTATACACAATATGCAGAGAGATTGCAAGATCATTTTTTCAGTTGCACCTTTTTTATTAAATTTTTTACCACATCTTTTACAGACCACTAAACAATCACCACCTTTTTATATAAAGATAGGGCAGCAAAGCTATACGGAGAGAAGAAGGCTTCTTTTGAGTTCTTCTGCTTTACTACCCCAAAATTAATTACTATACTTTTTTCAATCTTGTTTTTGTTCCCTGTAATTCCTTATTCTTTTCTTTTGCTCTTACCAATTTATTTTTAGTTTCAGACAATGATTGATGTAAATATGCTACATAACAAGACAAACAAAAAATAATTATATATAATAAAGGTGTCAGAGTTATTCACCCCTTTCTCTCAATCTACCTCCACAAGAATGACATTTCTTATCGTTCTTTTTAGCAACTTTTTCTGCAAACACCATTTTACAGTCACCACAAATAAACCATTTCTTTTTAGTGTTAAGTAAATCACTCTGTGTCATTATTTAGTACCTATTATAAGTTTATCTGCCAATGGAAGGTCTGCTATCCATTTACATGTATAACCCCACTCAGGCAGTCTATGATCCTTTCTTTGGTGATATATGTTTTTTAATTGAAGGTAGTTAGTGTTTATTGCAGCAGTTAATTCTAAACCCATTGGGGTGTTAGAAATTATCTCCTGTAACTTTCTATTTCTTTCTGTTTCATTTGAATCACTGTTTTTATATTCCTCAATTAATGTTTTTAAAATATTTAAATTTTCTTCTTTAACTAACCCATTACATCTATTGATTAAATCATCTAAGTTAGATTTTAATAAGGTGTACATTTTAGATTCAGAACCACTAATTTCAAAGAAGTGGTATCTTTCAGACTGCAACCACCAATATTGGGGCATCCTAAAATCAGCATGAACTGTTATTTGTTTTAAAAAACTATTATGCCCAGAATTAGACGGGTTATTTGATAGATTAACTGCCCTCTCTAAGTCCTTTTTTTCTGCCTTTCTCATCTCTGGCATTATTCTTGCTGGATAACCACTTCTAACTAGTGCTTTATCTAAACCAAAAACCTCTGCATCAGTTATTTTCATTGACTAACCACCTTTTTCTTATACTCTTTAGATTCTTCAAATCTTCCTTCTTTAATTAACTCTGCATATATGTATAAATTTTTATACTTTTCTCTTGCAGGCTCTACCATTCCCATCTATTTCTCCTCCTTTAAAAGTCTTGCTCTCTTATTTGTCATTTTGATCAACCCTGCTGGCTCTCTTGTTAACTCATAATCGCCCTCTATGTCATCTTCTGGGACAATTAGGATTACTGCCCCCATAAATTCTGTTGGGTTTTCTTCTCTATATTCAGGACTGATAACACTTTCAGCTTCCATCATCCAATCATGTAATTCCTGGTGAAAAAGTTCAGTAATCAAAATACTTTGGTGTTCTGGTTCGATCTCTCTAAACAATTCAGAAACTTTGTCCATTTTGTTCCTCCTTTATTAACTCACTACTATAATATACAATATTAATAACCTAAAGTGAAGTATTATTGTATAACTTCACTAAAAGTTTACTTATCAAATATTGTAAGATGCTCTTTTGACAAAATCAACTGATGCTCTTTTTTAATTTCCTATTCCCTCTCTCCTATATCATGTAAAACACTATCTAATTGAACAACTGTTGAATGTGCTACCCTATTATAATGTCCATATTCCATTACTATTTCTTCTGCTGCATCTTTTAATTCTGTTAGCTGTTTTTCTTTCCTCCTCAAATCCTTCATTTCACTTTCAAAAGAGTTCAATATTGATCTTAATTCATCAAAATAAACTTCATCATACATCTCTTTCTTTGTTTTAGAATCTGTTTTATTAATTAAAGCATCTAATGGGTTTTTATTCATCTCTGCCCTCCTTCACTATTACCCAAAACATCCAAATGCATATTATATAAAATAGTATATTACTAGTCATTATCTCTCAAACACTTCAATAAAACCAATGCCCATTAAAGCAGCAGCACTAATGGAAGTTAGAATCTCTCCGTTGAATAAAGACACGATAAATAAGACTATACTTAAAGCTAACACACTTCTATAAAACATTTATATTCCTCCTCTCATTAAAATAATAAAATATGTAAACCAAAACCGACAGTAACTAACAGAATTAAGAATAAAACAAAGACTACTATCCAGGAAACAAACATGTCACCTAGACTACCTGTGCCACAACTTGATCCTTTTTCTATTTGGTTTTGCCAATAAACCAACACTGCCAAAGAAGCACCACCACTAAAAACAATGTCTAAAACAATTAGCAATAAAAATTTAAGGTATTGCAATTTATTTCACCCCCTTATAATAACAAGTATAAACCATTAAAAATTAAAATTAGACTAAAACATAAATAAACAATGAATTCACTTTTGTGTAAATTGACCCAAAAAAGGTCTTTATTATTCTCACTATAATAATTATATTGTCGATATCCTGCACTTATTGTGAAGATAAACAACAACCCTCCCCAAATTAATAATAACCATAAGACAATTTTAATCAAAACCTAACCTCCTATCTATTTCCATAATTTTCTCACTAATATAATCAGCAATTAAATCCTTCCCTACTAGATCAGATGCAATCACTTCTGAATAATATTTCTCTAATTTCTCTTTAAGTCTATGATAATAGTCTAGTTCTTCACAATAAGGATGATGATAACCTCTTATAGCTTCATCTATTTTTTCTACTAATATTTCTTCTTCTGTTTTTTGTTCCTCTTGTAGGAACCCCCAATTACTTTTCATAATATTAGTGTTCTCATTCACCTCTGTCCCTCCTCATTTTTAGGGGCAGATTTTTAGTGTTGCCCAGCACCTTAAATTTATAGGTTCTTATAAAAATCTGTGGCACTTTTTAGTCTTGCTGCCTTATTCAATTCCTCAATCATCTTCTGGAACTCCTCAGTTGTAGGTGTTCTAGGGTCTTGATATACTTGATATTTAATCACAGTGTTGTTTACTGTGTCATATGCTTTAGTTAATGCCAGTGTTTCCCCCAATAATGGCACATCTTTGCTTTTTCCTTCTAAAATTGAGCCACATATAATAGTATTCTGATCCTTATTTAAAATACAAACTGTTTTATCTTTACCTGTGCTGGGTTCAAAACCCTTCCTGTATTCTATCTCATACCCTTTATCTCTTAATTCTTCCTCCATCTCCACTGCCTGCTCCTCTATACTATCAAATATCCCCTCTAACTTATTAATTATTTCCACTACATCTTCTACTGACAACATTAACTACCTCCTGTTTTTATCTCTTTTTAATTAAACAGTCTTTTGAAGAAACCTTTATTTTGTTGTTGCATAAATTCCTCAAACATATCTTTAAAGGAACCAATATTTTCATTGAATGTTTCTATTTTAACTTCATTTTCTTCTAACTTCTTCTCTAATCTCTTAATCTCTTTCATTAGTTTTTTAATCTTATCATTTTCTTCTTTTTCTTCTACTATTTCTTCATTATACCCCTCCCTTAATTCAAGAAGATTATCTTTTTTATAAAGGTATATTTGGTGACCTGTCTCAGAGTGTGCTCTTTTTCTGCTTAACTCACCATTTCTATACCTATTGTAAATAGTAGATTTAGAACAATTTAATAACTCTGCTGCTTCCTCTATTGTTATCCAGTTTTCATCATTTATAATTGGGTTTTCTATTTCCTCCACTTCTCCCCCCTGAAAATACTCAATACTTAAATCAAAATAATTAAGTATCTTTTTTAAATTCTCCTGTGAAGGGTTATGATTATCGTTCACATAATTACTAATTGTTGCTCTATTAACTCCTATTTCTTCTGCTAACTCTGTTCTGCTTAAATCATTTTTATACAACAACACTTTCAATTTTTCTGGGAACAGTTCCTCATTGTATTTATAACTCTCACCTTTAATATCATCAACACTTACACCAAATAGACTTGCTAATGTTTTAATCACACTATCTGATAAATCAAATTTATCTTGTTCTGCCTTATACAATCTCTGAACATCCTCTGCCCGACTATTTCCTCCCAATCTAATCATCTGACACAAGCCTTCTCTAGTCAAATTATGTTTCTTTCTTAGATACTTTATTGTAGTGCCTGTTGTTTCTTTTAACATTTTAGATCACCTCCTGAGTAATATGTAATTTAATTATACACTACAATAAAATATAATGCAAGTTTTTTTAGTAATAAATTGTTTCTTTGACTTCCCCAGGATTTAATATTTTTGTTTTTCCCTTATTCCAGGGTTCTAATGATTTAACATAGTATTCAACTTCATCTAAATAGTCATTATAATATACAAATACTGCTTCGTATTTTCCATTATAAATATTAGAAATAAATTTATCCCTACCTCTAACTCATCTTTTTCTTTTTTGTGTTTTAATTCTTCTTCAAATCTAACATCAAATTCCAAATTGCCCTCATCATTCTCATACATGATCGCATAAATTCCTTTTTTATGGACAGCCCATATCTCTACTAATTTACCTGTTCTCTCAAAATCAACAACTTCCTCCCCAACACTGTACTCATGATAAGGTTTAAAATGTGATGGATGGTAGTGCCCTAAAAATCCTCTAATGTCTATTGTTCTATCTAAGTTATTTATTGAGATCACCTTTGCTACCTCTCCCTTACTGATATGAGTTAGTCCAGGACTTATGCACTCTACTTTCATGTGTGGGTCAACATCTTCTAATCTCATTTATTTTTCCTCCTCAAATAAATTTGCTTTTCCTAAATTATGAATAGTAACCCATCCTCCATCAAGTTCTTCTTTAACCTTCATAAGGGTTAATTCTGATCTCATAGCAGCAATCATTTGCTCTATCTCATTCCCATACTCACATAGCCCATAAGACTTCCCCAAAAAATTACTGATAATGTCATAACTATCAATCCCGTACTCTCTACAAGTCTCTCTTAACCAATAAATTTTATTACTCTCTGAAATTGTGTGTATAGGAACACCTGTTATCTCTGCTATTATCTTAGTCAATTTACCTGGATCATCTGAATAATGCCCTTTAGCCCATAAAACAAAATGTCTTAATGTTTCTTTGTCATGCTGCATCTTTATTCCCCCTAATTTGTCAATTACCGTCCCAATTGTTAATTTTAATGAAAAAATCATAATTGGTTTCTTTACATTGTTTACCAAACCACTTAGGATAATTAAAATTATTCATTTCTTCAACTGAATCAAATTCTATCTCTACCACAGGTGGTAAAATATCATCTATAAACACATCTAGCTCTATTATTTTTCCCTTATACTCAATATTATACCTGGATTTAATAAGAGGTCTTTCTTTAATTTGCCATTTAAGCACCCTATAAGTAGAATGCTTTATCTCTATTGATTCTTCCTTTCGTACTTCCCCTACTCCTGTTTTAACTTGAAGATAATACTTCTCTCTATTATTAGTTAGTCTTGTTTTTCTTATCCTGACTTCTTGATCTTCTGTTTTAGATAGATAGGACTGAGCAATAAATTTACAATCTAAACTATTAAAATCTATATAACTAATATCAACATAAAACTTTCTTTCTATCTCTTTCATATCTGCCCCCTATTCCTTCAACTTAAAGGTTACTTCATTTATCCCCATTCCTCTTGCCACTTCTGACACTGCATAAACTTTCATATCAAATTCTACTTCCTCCCCTAAAGTAAAATCTCTAGGGAAGTCTTTGAGTGTGAATTTTATTAACTGACCATCATTTAATATATGCTCTATTCTTTTCATTCAACTCGCCTCCTTATGATAATTTATCAATATAAAAATTAGTTAGCTTCTTAATACTTTCATTAGTCAATTTCTTGTTTTTTAGATACCTTAACTGTGATAACTCATTAACCACCACATCATCATTGCCGATAATGACCACCATTTCAGAATAATTATTAATAAACACTGTGTATCCATCAATTATATAAATATCTTCTAACTGAGACTTGAATCTTTCAAAACCAGGAACTATATCATCTAAATCACTAACCTCATAAAAATCTGTTTCCACCTCTACTTGTCCTACTGTTGCTTTTTCGTGGTTAGTTAATTTCTCGTATTCTTCTGCCAACTTGTTCATACTGTGATAAGTCAATTCCAACTGCTCTTTGAATTTTTCCATGTTTTCCTCCTCTATAATTTCTAATCTATGTGTGACCACTATTAGTGTTCTTTTATAACCATAAAAATTGACCTCAACTAAATCTTGCCAGCTAGCATAAGGAGGGTTTAAAGAAACTATATATCCTATAGCCCCTTTTTTATAATCAAACCCTCCACCTGCTGTTGCATCTGTTTTTAATCTCACTCTGTCTCCTTTTTTCATCTCAATCCCTCCTCTCTATGTAAATCATACCACATATAAATAATGTTGTCAAGAGTTAATTATATTTATTTAAAATATCTACTAAATTTTCCTCAACATTACATAATGATGTGTCTATGTCATCTGCATATTTGCCTATCTCTGTTTTAGGATCAACTTCTTCTTTTATTTCCTCTACCCAACTAAACATTTCTCTCACTTCCCCTAAAATCGCTTCTAATTCTCTTTCTCTCTCCTCTCTTTTTCTATCTTCCTCGTCTAACTGCTCGACTAAGTTTCTTTGTGCTGCTGGTAAATATTCATAATCTCTCATTATTTATCTCCTCCATTAATTCTGGGTTATCATATGTATTGCCTTTGATCTCACACATTCCAGCCCAATCTCCTGTATAGATAACTACAGGTGCTTGTGTCCCAGCATAATTCTCAACCAGGTAGGTGCTGTCCTCAAAATACACCTCTGATAAATATTTGTTTGTCTTTTCTCCCCCATGTCTGTCAGTGCATTTGAGTATCTGCCCTTCATATATTTTATTGTGGTTTATATCTCTGTCACCTGTCCATTGACCTACTGTTTCTAGAATAATCTCAAAAACCCCACTCTTTTTTCCTCTTTTTCTCGCAGCATCAGGATCAATAATATAACATCTGCTGCCATCAACTACTAAATAACCATAAACCCAATCTTTTTCTTTTGTTTTACCTCTGTATTCTCTCATTCTTTGTCCTCCTTATTTAGAGTTACAAGTATAAATATTAGATAAATAACAATCACAACTAACATAAAATAAAGATTATCCAATCTATCAAACAAAGTCTCAACAGTATATAACTCATGACTAGATAAAATAACATGGTAAAATATTAAAGCTACCCCTAAATATTTATTCATTTTTGCCCTCCTTAATTCTGTAATTAATTTTTTCGTGATGCCCTCTGCCTTCACATTTAGGACATGTTTGTTTATAAGTTCTCCCCATATGATAGTTTTCATGGGCAATCCAACCTTTACGTTCACAAAAGTAACAGGTTTTTTTGCCCTTCTCTACAATAAACTCTTTCTCTAATAAGTGGTTAATTGCTTCTTCTCTGTTCATTCTTCTTCCTCCTCTAACCAATCATCTATGAGTATTCTTAGTTCTCTTGATTCATAATTTTGTTTAGATAGATATTCTGCTCTTTGTAAAACATCTCTTACCTGTTTTGCTTCTCTCTCATTTAATGTTATATTTAATATTTCTACTTCTTCTTTCTTTTTTGCAGCCCTCATTCTTTCCCTCCCATTTAATTAACCATTCTGTTAATCTTTTTCCTGTTTTTTGTTCTAATTTGTATTTCATATTAATATCACCATCTTGCACTCTCCCCTCCCATATGCTCAATTAAAAACCACAATAATTTAATTAACATATGCCTACCTTCCTATCCAATGTTGCTGTATATGGTTTGTAATTCTAATCTCTTTATGTTTAATGACAAAATCTCTGCACCATTCTTTTGCTGCTTCTTTTTTATCAAATCTAACATCAGCCCAATCAGTATTAATAAAATTATTAGTTATTAAATCTTTAATATAAACATAACGCTTTTCTTCTTCATTATATAAATAACGATCATAGGGGATAATAATGCATCTAAAATTATTCTTCTTAGCTTTTATTTTCCCTAACTTCATTCCTTTTTCACAGTCTGTCCTTTTCATTGTTTATTCCCCCTTATTTAGAATTTCAACATCTTCCCTAACACATATTAATTTTTTACCATTAACTAAAACTTTAATTAAATCAGTTGTTGAATGTTCAAGTGGGTTTTCTACAACTGTGCAAACCTCTCCCCGTTTAAACTTGTGATTGGAAGTTTCCATATCTCTTAATAATTTAGCTCTCATTGTTTATTCCTCCTTTCTTTCTTCTAATAATTCTTCATAATAATCAATTTGTTGTGGACTAGGTGTCATGGTTATTAATTCTTGTCGTGTTATCAAACCACAATGTTCACACTGTTTAAACTCAACCTCTTTATGAAAATTAAATTTACCTGTAGAAAAATCTGTGTAAGATAAATCTTTAGAAACCACATATCGGGTTACCTCACCACAGTTTTTACACAACATCCCAAAAATATAATAGTCATCATTTAAATAATCATCTAAATTTTCTTTTGGATAATCACTCACTATTACTCACCTCCTCACATTAATTATATATTAATCACTGTAACCTGTCAAGGATTAATTAAAAAGTTTTATACTTTTAGGGGGTAAAACCCTTATTCAGCCCCGTCATAGCAGGGTTTCTTATTTTGGGGATTCCCCTAAATAACCCCTATTTTGCCCCTTTTGGGGTGTTTTTAAGGTATATAGGGTTATTATAGACATAAAAAAGCATAAAATCGGCGAAGTGGTTTACCTCTAAAACCCCTGTAAGCCCTGACATGTCGGTTAAAGGAGCAGTTTTGATCTTTTTGTTTTTACTATAGGGTTTTTGTCCCCTTTGGTGTTTTTACTATAGGGCAAATGGGTGCTTTTGATACTTTGAGGGGTTAATATGCCTATCTCTATGCTCTTTTCTGGGATATTTTTTATAAAAATATATGAGGGTGGGTTCTCTAAGCCTTATTCTAAGAAGGGGTAGGGGTATAGGTAGGTATTTGTACCTCTGTGGGCTATGCTCCTGCTCTAGGTGTTGCTGTGGGCTCTCTGTAGGGTAATGTGGGGTAATAGTCTATGGGGTCTGATAGGGTCGGTAGGGTCTGTGGGATCTATCGGGGTCTATCGGTGGCTTATTCCTGGGGGTTGTGAGAAGTCTCTCGTATTCTATGGTAAACTTTGTGTCTGGTGGTGTCTATGATCCCTGTTATGGCAGGGGTTATCATTCTCGGTAAAATTTTTTAGAAATTATGGGTGCTTAGCGTGTGTGTATCTTCCAGAATTTGGATAGGGGGGCAGAATTTGGAAATGATGGAAGGATCTGGAAATGATGGCAGAATATGGAATCCCTGGCAGAATAAG